CGCGAGGAATGACCCTGACCCATTCGTCAGCGATCTTTCCGAAGTTGTCCAGAGGTTGTCCGATGGCATCAACACCAGTCCCGCGCTGGTGAATCTCAACGCGCCTATTCAGCTTGCCGGGGTCCATGAATTTCACGATCAGACCCCAAGCGTGCGAAACGGTCCAAGCAGACCAGCCGCGAAGTCTTCAGGAATATCACCAGCACGGTTTTCATACAGATACGTCAGCGCACACAGCATCCAGTGCTTCAGCGGCACAGGAACACTAGAACCACTCACGCCATACCCTGCAGTGAAAGCGACTCGCACGGCATTGATAGCGCCGACCTGAGTAGCAGGCCACACATCAACCGGAACAATCCGTGCTGGCTCGGATGCGACGTCAACCGTGTACGTGGTATCGCTCAAGGTCTGCAGAACACCGTCAGCGTCCAGATATTGCACGGACTGAACAGCGATCACCGGGCAGCGGATCAACTCGATAACTTCCGGGAATTCGTCAAGCTTCAAAAGCCACGGAGTCGAAATCAGCGAGCGCTCTGTTCGATCCTCACAAGCCATCCGAGCAACCACGATCAGGCTGGTTATGTAAGCATCATTCTCGCCACCGTCAGCAGTCTCGCGCAGATGCACCAGCGCGTCGGCGAGCGTAATCGGCTCAACGGCTGGATATCCTGTGCGGCGTGGGAATGCGTTCATGGTGTGGTCAGTTCTTTCGATGGATCAGAATGCAAAAACCCGCACAAGGCGGGTTCTTTTGTGGCGTGACTCTATTGCTGGGTCAGCACGTCACGCCCGATCTGGCGGGGATGGAAGACGGCGCGGGAGGGCTTCTGCGCGGGGTCAGTACCCAAGCTTTGTTAGATTGCGGATAGCAGCTCGCCGGATGCGGTAGTTTCCGCCACCATTGAGCGCCAAAAACATTTGCAGAATGGTGGTTGTGGCTGGAATTGTGAAGGCTGGTGTTTGGAATACTCCAGCACCCTGCGGCGTGTAGTTTGCATAACCAGTATCCCAATACAAATCAGTCTTAGACGAGAAGAATGAAGACCCGTTGTATGCTTGAATTTTCAGGCACATTCCCTGCGTGTTGGCTGATGCCGCAGCATCAAGAGAGTCTGAATCGAACTCCAAAACTCCAATGCAAACATCTCCGATGGCCAAAGCAGCTCCGACCGATACGTTACTTGTCAGCCCAACTCCTGTTGCGCCATTCGCCACGGCAAGCTGACACCAGTTCGCCATGACGCCATCGGTGGATGGTACATATGAAATGGTGCTAGCTCCCACCTTTGCCCACCCGGTAGGCGTTGCACTACCAGTACCAACAAGCATCGGGTTTGACAGCAGGTTGTCCGCATCACCGTTGCTCTGAGCAAGCCACGGGTTCACTGCGCTGATGTGTGGCCTGACGGCATCTGCGATCATTCGGCCTTCACGCGCAGCTCCTAGGGCTGTCTCATGGGTTCCATCGGTCAGCATCCCTGTGGCCGCCTTGAATGTCGTCGCAGTGTCTAGGGTCGCCGCCTCATGAGCGACAAGAACAACGTTTGGTCTCCTTGACGCCAAAACCTTTAGTTGCCGATTCACGGACATGTGGTAGATGTTTGTAGCATCGCTTGCGCTGGTCTGAGGCGGTATGGTCGCCCAAAGAACGCGCCTTCCGGCTCCAGTCGCCGCATCCCACATCGTCACAATGTTCTGCACCGTGTTGTCTGCTGCCGACGTGTCATTTGTGCCGGCCATGCCGTAAACCCACTCCGATGCATAGGCCAGAACATCAGTGCTGAAACGGGCGGCAATTTCTCCTGATTTCTGGCTTCCGATGCCTGCATTGCCAACAATATCGAAAGCGTGGTTTAGATAAAAGTTCGCATGGTTAAATGGTCCTTTGGAGTCGTACTGACCAGAAATTGCCTGCACAGGCGTGGCGACAGACACACCACCGTTTTGTGCCGTCTTTGAATCGCCGATAAGGATGATTCGGTTGCGCGCTGGGGCATGACCAATGATTACATTCAATTGCGTGTCTGCAACCCCTGCCCACGCCTGCGCCTTCTGCGCAGAAGTCGGAGCAGCTCCGCCGATCTGCAGGCCGTCATATTCAGACAAAGTAACCGGCTTGTCGTTGTCAGTGCGGTCCACTGGCTCAGTCCACACAACACCGCCTGTAGTATCGGACTGAGCGATCTTTGCCTCGATCAAACCAGCCTCCGTGCCAGCATCAAGCGTGACAATGGCGTTTTGCGGGTACTTGTCGTATGCGGTTAGAAGCTTGATCGTCATTTCATTTCCTTTGCTGTTGCGCTTTGGAATGCACCAGTCAGATGCATTGCGAAACGGGCTTATTGAGCCTTTGGCTTGCGGCCTCGCTTGGGCTTCTCTGGCTGATCGTCTTGTTCTTCATCAACACTGACAGGCTCAACACCTTCAGAGGCGGCATAAGCCACGGCGTCAGGATGCGAGTCCACAGCGCCGATCTTTTCCAGCGCGTCGATATCACCAGAATCAGCAGAAACAACCGCACCGGCTAAACATCCGAATTGCGGCAGGTCAACCAGTGCGCGTGCTTTTTTCATGATTGAAGGCAGGGCCGAAGCCCCGCCGTTTCATCAGGTTGCAGAGTTCACGAACACCTTGACGCCTGCGGTGTCCAGAAGGTTGGAGCCGGTGCGCGTCCAACCGCAGAAACCGACTTGACCATTCAAAGCGAAGGCCGAGTCATCAAAGCGGCGCAGGCTGGTCGAGTTGGCAACGTCGCGAATCACGAACTGCGAGAAGTCGCCGAACGCAATCGACTTGGCGTTAGCAGCCATTGCGGCCACGTCATCGTTCACCGTGTAGGCATAGCCGCAGATGGTCGAAGGAACACCACCGGCAATGCCTTCGTCGCTACCGGGGTTCCAGATCGGACGGCCAGCGGTGTCCTTGATCTTGCGGATCACGGCAACCGAGGTATCGCGCATCATGAAACGAGCACCACGGCCACGGTAGGCGCTATTGACCGAGTGAATCAGGTCCACAAGGTCGTCATACGTCACCGAAACGCTGGTGCCTGTTGCGCCGGTCTTGCCGGTAGCAGCGCGAGCCATAACGCCGTAAGGCTTGCTGGAGCCGTCTCCGGTCGTGTAGTGGGTATTGGTGATGCGAGCCAGGCGGGTAGCCAGGCGGTTCACCACAAATGCCACCACGTCAATGGCGCTGTCTTGGATCAGTTCAACCGGCAGGGCGATCTTCTTGGAACTGTATTTGTACGGGTTGACAGCAACAGTGCCGAAGGTGATATCCAAGCCGGAAGCAGCGGCGTTTTCAGCCACGATTTCACCGACTTCGGCGGTGCCGTCGCTGGTCGGGTAGTTCAGCGCATTGCCGCCAGCGGTCGAGATGACCTGAGCAACAGAGCGCATACCGCCGAATGCCTTCATCGCATCCACCACCATTGCGGCGATTTCAGCAGGCACGGTGTAACCGCCTTCGGTCGTGGTCGTGGTGCTCATGGCGTTGCGGATGGCAACAGCCTGTTCTGCGGACACGTTGTTACCGTGGCGCAGGTACATAGCAACAGCGGCCATCGCGTCGATGGTTTCTGCTTCAGGCTTTTTCAGGTCTTTGGCGGCGTTCTCGAAGAACTTGTCGGCTTCAAGATCGCGCATCTTTTCGATGGCTTTGATCTGGCCTTGACCTCGTTCAATCTCGCTGGCGAGGTTGTCGAACTTGGTCTGTTCTTCGGCGGTCCAAGTTTGCGAGCCCTTTTCGGCAAGCAGGTTCTTGGCTTGTTTTGCGAGTTCGGCATTCTTCTCGCGCAGTGCTTGAATTTCGGTCATGGTAGACCCTTTCACAAAAGAAAAAACCGCCATCCGGGCGGTCTACGGTTGTCGTGCGCGAGAGCGCTAAACAATCTGTGCAATCCGAAGCCGGTTTTCATTGGCAACGGACATAAAAAAACCCGCGTCGGCGGGTTCTTGTTCGGCTGGCTTGTCTTCAATTGGCGGCGGCTCTTTATCCTCGTTTGACAATTCCTCTGGCACCTTTTCAAGAGATGCAATATTGAACGTGTTCTTGGTCTTTGGCGCAGATGCGATACGGTCAATGAATCCGTGTTCAAGAGCCTCTTTTGCCGTCATCCATGTCGTTTCATTCATCATGGACGAGACTTCATCAGAAGTCTTACCTGTTTTTTGCGTGTAGTCATTGACAATCGCAAGCTCGATCTTTTCCATGTTGTCAGCGGCCTTGCGAAGCTGCGTCTTGTCGCCAGCAACAACCCCTTGGGCATTGTGGATCATGAAATATGCCCCATCTGACATTTCAACTTCGTTGCAGGCAAGTGCAATACTTGTCCCGGCACTTGCGCACAAGCTTCCAATGTGAGCAACAGTTTTTGCCTCCACATTGCGGATAATGTCCATGATTTCGCGGCCCTCAAACACAGACCCGCCAGGAGTGTGGATGTTGAATACGATTGTCTTGGCATCACCAGCTTTATTCACGGCCTCAAGCACATCGGCAGCGTCGATTCCTTCACCTTCATAGATGATCCCGCGCATGTAGACGTTTGCCACGTCACCAGCCCTAGAAACAATAATTGGGCGCTTCGCCTCGGACTTGTTGTCAACAAGAAGTTGCATCAACTTATACATTGGTAGCCCCTTCCGGCTGTGGCTTGGCTTGCGCCTTGCTTGGGTCAAAAATCACTTCGCCACCATCAACAGGCGGAAGCCCTTTAGCCTTCCTCACCTCGTTCACGGTAAGCCACCCTTGACCAGAACCAGGACCACCCAAAGCAGCCCTATAATACTCAGCCTGGGCCTTGCTATCACCCTCGATAAGGTCTGACAGGTCAAACCGCACAAACTTCCCGGTATCGCGCGGAAACAATTTCCGGTTCAATTCCTGCTCAAGCCTTTTCAGGTGCAGCCGAAGGGTGTGCATAACGAAATCGCGGGCTTGCTGCTCATACCCAGCACCAACGGCAGATGAACCAGAAGTCTCACCGATCATGTGTGGTGGTACACCGAATGCCCGAGCGATATCAACGACTTGGAATTTACGAGCCTCCAAAAGCTGCGCATCCTCTGCGTTAAGGCTCAATTCCTTTGCTTTGATTCCTTCAGTCAACACCAATGGCAGGCGGTGGAAGTTTTC